ACGCGGTAAGTGGGAAGCCCCTGAGCTGCTAATTCAGTCTCGATCATTTTGGCTGAAACACCTTAACAGCAATATACCTATGTGCCAAAAGGCCACCCTTCGCGGTATGTACGTTGAAGATAAGGTGTCCGGAACGGGATTAATTCAGACATTGCGGCGTGAAGGTGTTCCGGTAACTCCAGTGCAGCGGAACAAAGACAAGATTAGTCGTGGGCATGATGCGTCCCCATTTATTGAATCTGGGAATGTCTCGCTTCCAGAAGATGCGCCTTGGTTATCGGATTTCTTGGCAGAGGTAGAATCGTTCCCGTCTGGGTCTCACGATGACCAACTTGATCCAATGTTTGACGCAATTAATTTAGTGCAGCGTATTGCGGCAAATAAGGTGTTGGCAGAGTTTCAGTAAATGCAATACGTGCGGCCTCAATCTTTGCTGCGCTGTTGGCGCTGTCCGCGCTAATTGGGTCATCAAGCAATATTCTGTCGCCGCGAACGCCAGTCATACTTGTAAAACTGCGCGCCTGCCTAATGCCTTTTTGAGTATTCCCAAACTCTCGTTTTCCGTCAAGGTCGGCAAGCAGTTCAATGGGCCATAATTTTTGATACCAATCCGACTTAATTAAATCACGACACCGCCTGCTGTCGCGTATTGCCAATCCTTCCTCATGCGCCGTACCAACATAGCGCATGTGCGGCATTCCTTGCGGCCCCCATTCCCAAGAAGGCCAAATTACACCCGTCAGCAGGGATTTCATAGAGCCAGGCGGCACGTTCATAAGCAATCGAATAATGTCGCCTTTTGTCACTGCTTCCAAGTGTAAGCAAATGGCGTCTAGCGCCCAACCCCACTTTAGTTCAGCAACTGGTTCAAGAATGCGCCAAGCGCGTTTGGCAAATTCGGCAAGACTGCGCTTGCATAGCTCGCGCTCAACGGCCAGAAGGTCAGCTTGCGTCAGCAGCATGGTCTTTGGCTGCGATGATCTGCGCCAGAACGTCTGTGGATAACTTTGATGCGTCGATTGTCTGAACCTGAAGCGGGTTTTCCTTGTCGCCAGCCAACTCCAGCCTGTCGCCATACTTTTTTGGGGCCAACTTGGACAACAGCCATTTGCGGGTGTCAACCTGAAGTTTGTGCTTTTGGATGGCTTGCCAGTCTTTCTTACCATCTCCAGTCTCAGGAACTTCGCTGTCTGACAACTCCAATACTTCTTGGGCCATGCGCTCGATTAGGTCTTCTCTCGCGTGCGCGTAATTGTCGGCTAATGTTGAGTCTTGATTCACCCACCCAAGAAACGTGCTGTGCGGCACTCCAGCGGCTTGACACGCCTTAAACGCACTTAGACCGCTGCGCATTCCATCCAGCACCATTTGACTGACTTTGGAGCGCTCATCACTTCCAGGCGATGTGCGTGACGTTTTGACTTTGGTCATGTTCCTAACAATACTTTAGTTCTGACAAAGGCATTATGCCACATTTGTGATTTTTCGTCCTTACTTAGGGTTTTCCCTTGGTCAACCTCATAATGGCATTTTTGGCACAGTGCGGCCACAAACTCATCGCTGGCCTTTATTCCCCGCCCTTTGCCGTGTACGCCTTCGTTTGAATGTGCAGCGACTACTGTCCCATCCTCTGCCCCGCAGTGCTGGCAGGGTAATGCTCGGCAGGCTTCTAGGCGCTTTTTGTCCCGCAGGTACTTGGTCTTTGGAAACATCATAGGAATGATTCCTGCACTTGCTTCATTATCTCTGGCTCAAACAACTTGCCTTGCGCAGCGGCTTGCTCTATGCGATTGCAAGCAATGTCAAAGTATTTGGGTTCACGCTCGATGCCGATAAACTTGCGTCCCATCTGAATGGCAGCCACTCCAGTTGTGCCGCTACCCATAAATGGGTCAAGTATTGATTCGCAGTCAAACATTGAAATGACACTAAACATACAATCCAAAGTTCTAGGCGTTGGGTGTTCAGTTCTATCCTGAAGCATTCCCGCTGTATTGCATATCCACCAATTCCGACCTTTGCCGTTATATGTATTTCTTGGCAAGCAAAAACCAATATCAAAAGCATTGGGAATAGTGTCTTTAGACTTAGACATTTGGCTAAAGTTTTTTACTGCCGCAAATGGTTGCCATCCTTCAAAAATGTGGGAAACATAAGGAATACTTTTTGAAGACAAGAAAACTGCAATTGCACCTGTTGAAACACGCTCATATTCTTTGTTTAATTGATATAACCATTCTGAATATTCAGGCCATCCTTTTTTATCGTCAGCAAAAAAATCCATGTTCCACGGAGGATCAGTAATCACTGCATCCACCTTGCCAAGAGTAGGCAAAATGTCCATGCAATCGCCAAGATATAGCGTTGCGTCACCGATTTGCACTTTTTGTTGATAGGTCATGCGGAAAACCTTACGCCTTTTTCTGCTCCAAATGCTTCCATTAAAGTCTGCAAATCGCACATTTCAGCTTTGGTCATTTTGCTGGTTGACTGCCCTAAAACCACAAATCCACCATCTAAGCCAGGCACAACGTCCTGTTTTTTAAGTGCCGCAGTAAAAACGTGCTTCCATTCCTCTGGCGTTAGTTTTCGCCCATACCAGTCAACTTGCTCGCTAATTTCGTCGAGTAAACACCAAAGACGGGCATTTTGCTCAAGGCTGCGCGTGGCCGGTTTAATCTCCAGTACCATCTTATGCCCTGCCATCAGTGCGCTTTTTAACTGCGGCCAGATTGTTTTTGTCATTGCTGCATGGGCCTGAACTGGTTCCCAACATTGAATTGCAAGTTTCATTCAATCACTCCAATCATTCTTAAAGCCGCATCAGGGCTGTCAACCCTGCACAGCGTGCCTCCAGTCCACTTCTCAAAAAAGTCGGCTTGCAGGGCCGTTAAAGGCTTTTTAGGGCCGGTTTTTACTTCCATCAGCAGTGTCCTATCCTTGTAGCCCACTAACAGGTCAACAGGTAGGCCAATAATCCAAACGTAAGCGCCAGCCGCCCGTAGTGCAATTACTACCGCCTCTTGATTAGCGTCAATCCTTGCTGCGCGTCTCATGCCAACTCCAATGATTGCTGTGCCACTCGTTTTTGTTGCAATGGCTTGTAATCGGGGTTTAACTCACATCCAAGGTACTGCCGCCCAAGGTTTTGAGCCACCTGCGCGGTTGTGCCACTGCCCATGAACGGGTCTAGGACTATCCCACCAACAGGTGCGCCAGCAAGAATGCAAGGCTCAATCAAGTCTGACGGGAATACGGCAAAGTGTGCGCCTGAATATGGTTTTACGTTCACTGTCCAGACACTGCGTTTGTTACGAGTTTCACTAGCACCAATTTTTGCAAGGTTTTTTTGTGAACCAGATACATAAATACCTTCTTGCGAATGTCTGTGAGTTTTGTTGCCAGGCCCTTCAGGACGTTCTGCCTGTTCTTGTATTGCTTCTGTATCGTAGTAATACTTCTGCGACTTGCTCATCAAAAAAATGTACTCATGCGCTTTAGTGCATCGGTCTTGCACCGATTCAGGCATCGGGTTTGGCTTGTGCCAGATGATGTCCTGACGCAAATACCAACCATCGGCGCGAAGGGCAAAGGCCAACATCCAAGGGATGCCTATCAGGTCTTTAGGTTTTAACCCAATATCTTGCGCCATTCTTGTGCTATGCATTGAACCTGATGTTTTTTCACGCCCATCCCAATGTCTCGGCTGGTCACTTTCACGACCACCTTGCCTTGCGTAGCTATCTCCAATATTCAGCCACAGCGTACCATCGTCAGCCAGCACATCCCAAACGCATCGGAATACCTCGACCATTGCCTTGATGTATTCCTCTGGTGTTTCCTCTAGCCCAATCTGTCCATCGTGTCCGTAGTCCCGCAAGCCATAGTAAGGTGGGCTAGTAACGCAAGTCTGCGCCTTGATTCCTTGCTCTTTCCAGCGCCGCATTGTTGCCCTGCAATCGCCAAATTCAATGTTGTTCATGTTTCATTTGCTCCATGATGTAGTCCTTTATTCCTGCATAAACAGGCTCTTTGTCTAGCTCTTTTACCCGCTGCCAAGCGTAATCCTTCCATCCTGGTTCTTTGCAAAGCATAAGGTAGTGGTCAAAAATACGCTGGCGGGATTTATTAAACATTAGTCGCCACAAAAGCAGGATATTGATTCTTCGTTCGGGTCAAAAAGATTTATCTGTTCTTTGCTGTATTGCAGCATTGAGGCATAGGAAGGTCTGCGGAACGGAACACCGCACCGCTTGGCTTGGATGCCAATGCCAATGCCTCC